AGTTAATTCTAGCATGTGTATTTGGTTTTAATACCGCTGCGGGATCATCTAACACAGTACTCAAGTCGTATACTCTATAAACGGGTTGGTCGGGCCAAGCATGATATTCGGGCTCCTGTCCCCATTCCAAAATCATTAATCCACGAGCATCATCACCGGCATCGGCATAGTTATGTGGAAAACAATTGCCAATGTATGTGATGTTTCTTTGGGTTTGTCGTTTATGGAAATGTCCGGTGAACACATGTTCAAATCCTGTAAAGTGCTCTCTGCGTACTTCACCATGATCGGGCATAGCCACCATGGCATTCATTAGGTAACCGGGTAGTTCAAAATGTCCAAAACAATATTTTGCGGACATTTTTAATATACGCTTATGATCGTCGCCGACTAACCAAGGAGCAATGACTACGTCATCTTGCTCAAACCAATCGTTTACGATCTGGACACGGGGAAGATGTCTTGCCCATTCTACACTTTGGATATCCCTACGATCTCGATAGTAAAGATCGTGGTTGCCTGGGATGAAGAGCACTTGATCAAAATTATCATTTAGATGTTCTAGGGATCTTAGGCTGTAGTTTAATGTAACAATGTTTATACTAGCTCTATTATTATGCCAATCACCGAGGAACATAGCCGTTTCGCAACCATGTTCCTTTGCGGTTTCTGTGGCCCACTTAATGAAATTAAGACAGTCTTCGTTATGAATTTGGCTGTTTGACTTTAGACCAAAGTGTATGTCAGTGAATATTGCTGCTCGTTTGAATAGATTTGCCATAGCACCTAGTATAACATATTGGTAGACGAAAATCTAGTCATGATCGTCATGCATATGCCCACCTGATAACATTCCTTGTCTAGTATAACTAGGAGCAAAGTTGTTCATTTCTAAAATATCATCGCGTAGATTTTGGTTACGCTTTTCTATATTAAGTACCCGAGTGAAACTATTAGTGATAGCAGCAGTGTAGTAGGCAAAAGGGTTTTGACTCTTGCTTTCATCAAACTGTAGACCAATTTGGCTTAGTTGTAGTAGAGCTTGACTACGCATTTCATCATTGTAAGTATAACCACGCCAATTGCTACGAGTAGCGTAACGCTCACAAAGTTTTATGAACATATGGGCTAAAGTGCGTGTCATTGTACCATGGTCTCTACTATATGACCCTGTTTCTAAATCACCTTGCCAGTGGCTTTTACCTACACAGTAAGGTTTACTTCTCAAACCAATTTTATAGTGTTGAAATGGTGGGAAGTTACATTTAACATATTTTACTGGTACCGGAACAGTATCATCGTCATATTCGGTCACAGTGGGCTCATCGTCTTCAATGTCTAAAATACTAGGCTTTTTTGTAACAGTCATCAATGGGATATGATCCCACATCATAACACGTATAACTATGTCGGCCCTTTTAATTTTTTCTACCGGTACATTAAATTCGTCTAGCTTACGTTTCTCTCCTCGCTGTTGGCTTTCTTCCCACGCCAGCTTTGTTAAACGATCCGCGCGATTTTGTCTTGCCTGTTCTATAACATCGGCAGTAATAGCATTTACGCCATGGACAATAATGTCATAATCAGCAACATCGGGGGTTGTGTAACTGCAATATGTGTTTTTGCTGCGATGTATTTCCTTTAAAATGTCTTTGTTATTAAGGTAGTTGTGTTTAATTTTTATTCTCCCAGCCGCGTAACGCGGAGTTTAACACGATTTTATAGCATTTGCAACCGTTTTTTAAGGCAATAAATAATAGATAAAGGAACCAACATGCCTGATTTACAAGACGTAATAAGCACAGTAGCAGCACCATTTGTAGCTGGCGCTAACATGGTATCACGTGCTCTAGGCCCTATTGCAAATCCTGCAATATCTAGATTGATGTCTTCGGGACTTGGATCTGCACGAACCAGCTTGGGCCCTAGTGTACGTTTTTGGGGCGGAAGCTCGGCTAATGAAAATAGTTGGAAAGTGCGAATAAGCATTGCTCCAAATAGTCCTATTCTATACAACGATGCATCTGGTGGATTATTGAACCCTTTGGCTGAGACTGGCGGTGTTGTATTCCCGTACACACCACAAATTACTACAACATATCAAGCAATGTACACGAGTCAAAGGTTTACTCACAGTAATTACACACATCTCAGCTATGATAATTCTGAAATTCAACAAATCCAGATTAGCGCAGATTTTACTGCTCAGAACGAAAATGAAGCAAGATATGTGTTAGCCTGTATTTATTTCTTTAGGGCAGCGACTAAGATGTTTTTTGGGCAAGGCGAGCTTGCCGGAAACCCGCCCCCTATTGTGTTTCTAAATGGATACGGCGAACATTATTTTCCCAATGTCCCTTGCGTTATTACTACGTTTACTCACACCATGCCACAAGAGGTTGACTATATAGACGCTAGTGTTTTCAGTGTTGGGGCTAGTGATGATTATAGAAAAGTTGGGTTTGATACTTCTACCGGGGCCGGCGAGTTTGGTAGCCATGAACAAGGTAGTTCCGGTAACTCTGGTATTTTAACAAGATCGAAAACTACTAGCACAACTAAAGTACCTACAGTAAGTCAATTTATTGTTGCACTGCAACCAGTTTACAGTAAACGCTCACTAACTGAATTTAATTTGAATGACTTTGCACAAGGCAAACTAACAAGTAAAAGATTTATATAATGCCCGCAGAATACAGCAAATACAGCCCATACTATACTACCGAAAGGTTTGGTAATTTTTTAGATGTAATGAATAATCGAGCTGTACCAAAAAACAGTCAAGATCGATTATTCAAAATTACTAAGTTCTACGAATATAGGCCCGACTTGCTCGCCAGTGACTTGTATGGTAAGTCTAGCCTATGGTGGGTATTTGCTGCTAGAAACCCTAACGTAATACAAGATCCTATCTTTGATTTTAAAGTTGGGACTAAAATTTATATCCCCGATGAAGCTAGTTTGGTCTCTTCACTAGGGGTCTAAATGGTTGGATTTACTTATACTCGTACGTCATCTACAGAAGATCTTGCAGATTCGGTAACTAGAATCGCTGAATTCCAAACACCAACTAATCAAGATGAAGTAGCTGCACAAGTAAGAGATATTCAAGAAACTGCACGCCAAATTGAAATGGCGCAGAGCAGTATTGACACTGCTGTTTACAACCGACTAAGTAGTGACACTGCCCAAGCATTGGCTGATACAAATCTTGCCGGAACACAATTAGCTGCTGCTGATAATGCAACTAAAACGGACGCTGCTAATCAAACTGCCGGGGGCGGTGAGGATGAACGTGAACTTACGGCCGAAGAAAGAGAACGATTTGAGCGAGGAGAACAAATTGGATCCGATGACAGTCCGGTGGCAGTTGCAGTTAGTGGCATAAACGATGATGAATCATCATATGATGACGGTGGCGAAGATGTCACTACTGTGGATGTTAGCGGGGGTGTTGGGACAAATCCTCTAGAACAATTTTTAACCTATACATATGGCATTAGTTTACATTATATGACAATGGCTGACTATAATTTGTTTATAACAAACAAAATGCCGTACACGCCAAAAAACAATCGAGTTATAATTGCCAGTGGCGGAAGAAGGAACAGCTATCTAGTTCGTAATAGAAATTTTGAACTAGACATGTACATCACTGATTTTAAAATGGTTACAGTCATTGGTGTAGGCACAGAAACTAAAGGTACCAATAGTATCCAAATTGAATTTACTATCATCGAACCCTTAAGCGCAAGTTTTCTTGAGCGTCTAGTCAATTTAGCTAGGGAAAATGATATTCAGGCCTGGATCGAAATGCCGCTTATCTTACAGATAGATTTCTTTGGACAAAATGAAGATGGTACTTATGCAGAAACCCCATTAGAAGGACTTAGTAAGTTTATTTGTGTGAAATTATCTGATCTTAGATTAGAGATTACGCCACGTGGATCAGAGTATAAATGTTTAGCTATCCCAGTTAGTCACACAGCATTGCAGAAAAACGCTGTCGCCGTGCCGGCAAATTTTGAAGTAACTGCCAAGACCGTTGGCGATTTTTTTGCTAGTACTGGTGCAGAAATTGGTATTGACTTAGCCACTTATGAAAATACCGCTGCTACTTCTGGTGCTGCAACCAGGGATGAAAATAATAAAACCGAAAAGGTCAGTCGACCTAAAGGTATCTCCACTCTAAGTCTAGCCGACGCTATGAATGAGTTCCAACGTGCATTGGTAAAAGGGCGCCCGGGTAAAAGATATCAAGACACTGCCGACGAATATGTGTTTGTGATTGACAAAGAAATAGCTGACAGTAAAATTTTTGTTCCCGATAAGCACAATTTGTCCAGTGCCCCGGCACAAAACGATAAGACAAAAAATGAAAACATTGACATCAATAAAGGTGTCATCCCCATCAATGCTGGATCAAATCTTATTGAAGTTATTAACCAAGTTATACGCAGTAGTGAGTACTTTAGACAAAAAATTGAAACTACTAAAGTTCAAGGCGAAGATGAAAAGGTACAAAAAAACAAACCTATCTCAATACACAAAATTATTCCAAGAATAGAATTCCTGGACGAATGGGATAGTATAAGAAAAACATATCGCAAACGAATAACCTATTATATTAAAAAATACGAATATCATAATGACAAGTATCCTAATACTAGAAAAAGTATTCCTGAGAGAATAGAGCGTTATTACAAATACATGTACATGCAGGACAACCAACAGTTAAGGGATTTAAAAATTGAATTTAATACTCTATGGTTTCAAGCCTTGACAAGTTTTGAAACAAAAACTGCTGAAGATAATTTAGATATACGTGAAGAAGATCAGTATGGTTTTGACCCAAGCACTAGCGCTGGTGGGTTTGGCAGTAATCGTCCTATTGCTGCTACCAGTAAAGGCAAAACAAGCAAGGCAGAAATATTCCCCTTAAAAACATTAACAACCTCAACATCAAAAGCCAGCAATCAGTTAAATGATGGTAGTAGAAAATCAGTGCAAGCAGTGGACTTATGGACTTCAATATTCAATAAAACTGGCGGTGATATGGTCACACTTACGCTTGAGATTGCTGGTGATCCTGATTTTATCAAACAAGATGATGTATTCTTTCCTCCTAGTGTAAACGACACAATTGAAGCAGAACTAAGCAGGTCTTCTGATAAACGTCAGTTGTTTATTAAGTTAAATTTTAAGATACCAGTTGATATAAATTTAGATCGTGGATTATATGATTTTGAAAAGACTAATAGTTCATTTTCTGGGATATACGAAGTAATTTTAATAGAAAACAATTTTAAAAACGGGACATTTACTCAGCGTCTAACTTGTAATAGATTGTTTAATCAAGAGGACGACAAAAACAGTAGAGGCACTAATGACACTGCTCTTGATGCTGCTCGTGATAGTTCAGACTCGGGCGGGCTTGAAGTTTCATCGGACGAGTACGAAGATTCTCTTAATCAAGCTGCTCTGAATGAGTACGAAGAACGTGAGTCAAGGACCAACACAGCGACCAATAGTCAAGACCAAGAGCCTGGCGGAGATCCCGATGCTGGGCAATATGCTTTTTATCAAAATTGGGAAACAAGGGAAGTTACAGATTTATCTGATCTCCCGTTCCCTTCGGGTTAAACAATGGCAACTAATAATCGAACTAATCGTGTAGCAGATTGGACTGAAGCACAAGAGGGTGAACGTCTTGATGCAGGCCCATATATTGGGATAGTTAAGGAAAATAGAGATCCTTTACTATCGGGGCGTATACAGGTATGGATACCTGAGTTTGGCGGCATAGAAACTGATCCTAAGTTCTGGCGTACTATAAGTTATGCAGGTCCTTACATAGGTAGCACAGTACAAGAGCCTGCGGCACAAGAAGCACCTAGCGCCAATTCTTCAGATAAAAACAGTTTTAAAAATGTACGACATACTTATGGTATGTGGTTCAATGTCCCCGACCTTGATAATTGGGTCCTGTGTACCTTTGTTGGTGGCGATCCTGCACGTGGGTATTGGTTTGCTTGTATACCTAACCAGTTAGGGCATCATATGGTTCCTGCTATAGGATCAAGCACAGAATATGAGCAACCAGATGATCCTTTGTTAAAACGTGTAGTGGCATCTGGCGAGCCTTATCCTGTAGCTGAATTTAATGAATATGCTAATAACATTAATTGGACCGACATACAGAAAAATAAAAAACCAATTCACGAGCCGCAGTTAAAGATTTTATTAGAACAGGGTCTAGATCGTAAAAGCCTAACACGCTCGAGAGGTATCATCGGTACAAGTAGTCAGCGCGAAACACCAAGCGGAGTATTTGGATTTAGTACCCCGGGTAGACCAGCGGGTACTTATCCGGCTGCAAACGCCACTAGTCAAGAACGTAAAGTTAAAACTCGTCTAGGTGGCCATACTTTTGTCATGGACGACGGTGACAAAACTGGGCAAAACAATCTAACTCGCTGGCGCAGTGCAGGCGGACATCAAATCCTGATGGACGACACAGAAAAGATGATATACATTACCAATAGTTCGGGTACATCGTATATTGAAATGAATGCGGCAGGGCACATCAATATCTACGCTAGTAATAGTATAAATCTTAGAACAAAAGCCGAATTCAATCTCCACGCTGACAGTAACATGAATATAAATGTTGGCGGTAGCTTAAATGTAAATGTTAAAAATGCTGTTAATATACAGGGTGCTAGTATTACTGCTCGTGGCAAAAATGCAGTGACATTGTATGGTGGAACCTTAAAGTTAGGCAGTGATGGCAGATTAGATCTATACACTACAGGCGGCGGAAGTTTTACTGCTAAACAAAGCCTTATGATGACTGGCAGCACTATTGGACTTAACTCAGGTTCAGGGCCATCAGTGACTAAGCCAAGAGACTTACCGCTTAAGAGCTCGGCCGACACTAAGAAAAATAGCAGTGGCCAATGGGAAGTTGAAGAAAACAAAATTCAAAGTGTTGCTAGTCTTGTGCCTACTCATGAACCTTGGAACCGCAAGGCTGGTGTTGCTAGCAGTGGCAGTAATGCTATTCAAGACACTAGTTATGATGGTACCAACATCGAAGAAGAAACATCAGTGGATACAACAGAGGCGTCATATGACAATGATTATGAACTCGAGTATGCTGACGGTGTAAACATTGGTGCTCAAGGTGACTTAATCATAAAAGATGATTTGGATCCTGGCATTGAGCAAGCAGTAGGCGAGTCTTTGCAAGGCGCTGACTTGCTTGATGAAGCTGATATGTTGGATTTAGATGCGCCTAGCGTTGAAGAAACAGTTGGTCCATTAAATCCTGTAGAAGTAAAGGCTTTAATGTTAGCCGGGCAGCAAATGTCAGATGGTGATTATGGTGCTATATTGTCTGATAATGCTGTAGGAGCCTATGCTCTTAATGCCGGGCATTTAGTAGAAAGTGGGTATTTAAGTAGGGCTAGTATCGAACAATACGCTGATAATATTAATCAAGCAATCATTGACGAAGTTTCTTGGACTGGTAAGGATGGTATGAAAAGTGTCGATTCTTTACTTGCAAGCCCGAGCATACAAAGTAAGATTAAACTTGAAAGTTTACAGACCGGATACCGAAGTTTGCTTAACAGTGGCGGACTTAAACTAACAGATCCAAAGGGTACAGTTGGAGGTATGTTAAATGCTGCTGCTACACTATCAATAACCGATGTCACTAAGTGGCGTATGACTGGATCTACAGTAGTCAACGCATATGGTGTTACTGCTACTAAGTTGTTTAACCAAGGGGCTGATGCTGTAAAACGCCTAGGACGTGGCCCATAAATACTAATTATGATTACTTATCGCGGCCATAGTACATATAATCGTTCGCGCAGGTTTAGGTTAACTGACTTTGAACTTGCCAAACAAGATTTGTTCAACTACTTTAACATTCGTAAGGGTGAAAAGTTGATGAATCCCGAGTTCGGGACCATTATATGGAACATACTATTTGAACCTTTTACTATATCAACTAGAGACGCAGTGGCCGAAGATATAAAGAGAATTGTTTCGTATGACCCGAGACTGGTAGCAGAAAATATTGATGTGCATGAGCAAGATTATGGACTTTTAGTTGAATTAACTGTAAGATATGTGCCAACTAATCAAGCCGAGCTAATGAAAATTAATTTCGATCGTAACCAACGAGTAGCTTAAAATCGGTCGATAAATAATATATTACCCTAACGCTTATGCCAATTACTAGTCGTCAAACCGGTTCCCTAGCAGCCGAAAATTGGAAAAAGGTCTATCAAACCTTTAGAGAAGCCGATTTCACCTCATATGATTTCGAGTCTTTACGTAAGACCATGATCGATTATCTAAGGATAAATTATGCTGAGGAATTTAACGACTATACAGAGAGCAGCGAATTTATTGCTCTCATTGATCTAATAGCATTCTTGGGACAGAGTCTAGCCTTTAGAACAGATCTTAATGCTAGAGAGAACTTTATTGACACAGCTGAACGGCGTGATAGTATACTAAAGCTGGCACGTTTAATAAGCTACAATCCCAAGCGCAACGTACCTGCTTCGGGCTATTTAAAAATAGACAGTGTCAGCACTACAGAAACTATTTTCGACAGTGATGGCTTTGATTTGAGCAATCGTATTATACTATGGAATGATGTTAGTAACTCAAATTGGTTTGAGCAATTTGTAACAGTTTTGAATGCCAGTTTGTTAAAACAACAAAATTTTGGAAGACCTGCTAACAGTCAAATCATAAACCGTATACGCACAGACGAATATGGCATTAATTTAATCAACAATATTCTACCTGTTTATAAGTTTGAAACCAGTGTCAATGGATTAAACACAACATTCGAAGCAGTTAGTGCCACAAGTTCTGGTAAGAATTACGTTTACGAAGCCAATCCTGATATTAACCGCCCTTTCAATATTCTATATCGTAGTGATGGAAATGGAAATGGTAGTAACAATACCGGATTTTTCTTTTACTTCAAGCAAGGCGAGTTAAACAATTATGACTTCGGTATCGACGCAATGGTACCAAATAAAGTTGTTAACATCGATATCGACAATATCAATAACTCCGATGTTTGGTTATACAATTTAACCAGCAACGGATTTACAGATGAAATATGGGAACAAGTACCTACAACTAATGGACTTAATGTTATCTACAATAACAGAAGTTTAAAAAATTTATACCAGGTAAACACAAGAGCCGGAGACCAAATTAGTTTGGTATTTGGTGATGGCAGTTTTGCAAATATACCACAAGGTCGTTTTAAATTATATTATCGAGTAAGCAACGGATTAAACTACAAAATTACACCCGACGAAATACGTGGCGTAGAAATAAGTTTTGATTATATTAGTAGAACTAATAGAGTTGAAACTATATCGTTCCGTGCTAGTCTAAGATACACAGTGGCCAACGCCAACGCAAGAGAAACCGCAGACGAAATTAAACAACGTGCCCCGCAACAATACTATACACAAAATCGTATGGTCACAGGGGAAGATTATAATATCTTCCCTTACACAACCTATAGTGATATACGCAAAGTTAAAGCAATCAATAGGATTAGTTCAGGTCTAAGTAGATATCTTGACGTTTTAGATACAACAGGAAAATATTCAAGCACAAACATTTTTGGTGAGGACGGTGTTCTCTACTCTGAAAACCAATTACAAACTAGAAATTTTACATACAAAAACGAAATAGACATTCGCAAGTTCTTACGCAATACATTCATTCCCGATATTATTGATGATAAAAATTTGATGCACTATTACTATGAAAATGTAAGTCCTGAAATACCTGACTTAGATGATATAGTTGAAAAAAAAATTAAGCGTGGTGAGTTTTATCAAATCACTACGGTCGGCACTTCAAATTTTACTAAGTATGGTGCTGCTACAAACACTGTTGGCACAGTGTTTCGAGCCACAGATAATAGTTTAAGTACAAGAACGTATTCGGTAGACACATATAATACAGCAGCATTTGTATTAAATTCAAATGCTGCTGCATACAACCCTACTATAACAGTAAAAACTGGCGAAACATTAATATTAGATATTAAAACATCTGGACAACCGATACATATTAAGGGCTCACGTACTGGTGGTGTATTTGCAAACGTCACAGTTGGTGTTGTGACTAATAACGGGGCTAGCTCTGGTAAAGTTACATGGGACACTACTAATGTGCCGGCCGGCACCTACTATTATGTAAGCCGCAATTATGCCGGTGATTGTTATGATATGACTGCATTTGTTAATCAATATCGTGGTACATATCCTGAAGCTATATATCGTGCTCAAGCTCTTAAAGTATTACTATACTACAACACAAATAATTCTTATATTTTATCCAATGGTGAGGTAAGATATGCTCTGTTTCGCAACCCAGATCATAGTGGTCTAGCATACTGGACGAATTATGCATTAGATAGGGCAATAGACCCTGAGTCTTTAACTTTTTATACTGCTTTTTTTGCTAATGTAAATTCCGCAGAACTAGATCGTTCTCTTAGTCCAAATAAAACTTTTGACGCAGGCACATATGGTACCTGTGGATTTAGGAACGTTCCTGCAGGATGGAGCACAAACTCATTAGCTGGTAATATAGTTGTTGAGGCATATGGTTCTGGTACCGTAAGAACAAGTCTCAAATGGAATCAATCTACTATTGGTAATGGACAATCAACAGGGTATTTTAGCTATAATGGAATACCTACCAGTATTGGTCTAGGGGTTTCTGGTAGTTTGCGATTCCTTGCCACTGGTGCTATGGTAAAATTTACTCCAGAAGTTGGTTATAGATTTAATAGTAATTTCAATATGATCCCTGGGCCAAATCTTAGCGCAGGTGATTCAGCAGAGAAGTTTGTTGGTATAAGCCAAATTTATGGTGATGGTACAAATAACGGGCTAGGAAACTTTTCAAATGGACAAGGTCCAGTTACAATTAATCTACCAATTCCCACTGGTGCATTAGTTGAAGTAATGTATCCTAGCTACAAAACTGCTTTGCGCGACTTTATAGTTGATGAAATGGTTACATTAATCAACAATAAAACAAATTTTGGATTACTGTACAGCTCGAGTCAGCAGAATTGGATTCTAGTAGACGCATTGTCTACTGGAACAGGTAACTACCATGTAAAGTTTGATTGGAACTCGGTGAATCAATACTATATTATTAGTAATAGATCATTGCGTTATGTTTTCCATAGTCCATTAGAAACTAATTTCTTCTTTGATCATGCTCTGCAAATTTATGATAGTGTAAACAATAGAATAATAAACGATTCAATTAAGTTGCTGCGTACGAATTCATCACCAGATTCGGTGGGCTCTGGCCTAAACATGGATTTAGATTGGTTTATTTACAAAGAAATTAAACGAGCCGATGGGTATGTAGAAAATCGTAGTGTATATTTGACCTACGCTGACTCAAACCAAGATGGCGTACCTGATAGTCCTAATTTGTTTGATAGAGCAGTATTAGGCGGACCATATAGAACAACAGTGCCTGGAGTTCCTGCACAAAAAACAGCTATTACAATTAACTATGAATTTAAGAAAACAGTGGGAAGATATCCTAATTTAAATGAATTAAATTATTATGTTAATGGTGTAGCTCAAGGTTTGTTTACGATTAATGATGCACTGGGCTTTATTAGGGCGCTTCCTGAGGCCGAATTAAAGCGTAATGGGAAAATTACCGCACGTGAGTTAGTTTATTTCCGATTAGTTAAAACTGATTACGGTAACGAGTATCAATTAATTGATTCGAATACAGTAATAAGTTACTATAACAATAAATCTGAAATAGCACAAGACATTAGGAATTACAATCTCGATCAATTGTTCTATGCTAGAGGTGACGACCAATTCTATAAATGTACAACTAATAGTTTAGGTGATAAAGTAGTAAGCGATGGGCTTAATTTGACAAGCGTAAATGCAGTGCCAAATTATCTAGTTCATGTTGGTAGACAAAATCTATACTATCAATACAGACACAATAGTCCTAACTCAAATAGAATTGATCCTAATATTAGTAATATAATAGATATCTATGTGCTCACAGCCGAGTATGAAACTGATTATAGACTATGGTTGGCAGATACCACGCAGCGTTTGACAGAACCCGAGGCGCCTACCGACTTAGCGTTATCTACTCGTTATGCAGACTTGCAAAATTATAAGAGTGTGAGTGATACACTAGTTATTCAATCTGCACGATACAAGCCTTTATTTGGTGCTAAAGCCGATACTCAATATCAAGCTACATTTAAAGTTGTAAAGAATCCTAGTTTAAGTTTAACAGACGCCGATGTTAAAGCGTCGGTAGTTGCTGCGATAAACCAGTATTTCGCTAGTGAGAATTGGGATTTTGGTGATACTTTTTATTTCAGTGAATTAGCTGCTTATCTACACAAAGTATTAACACCAAATATAGCAAGTATTGTTATAGTAAGTAAGAATGTTGCAAGGTCATTTGGTAATTTATATCAGGTAAATGCTGAGCCATATGAACTTGTAATAAGTGCAGCCACAGTAGATGATGTTGAAATTGTGTCAACAATCACTGCTTTGGATCTTCAACCTAGTATGAACTAGTGGATTAGGTAATGACTACGAATAGAAAAACGCTACCATTTTTACCAAGTATTTTTCAAACTGATGCTAACCGTAAGTTTTTATCGAGTACATTAGATCAGCTAGTTAGCGAACCAGAGTTCCGTCGGGTTAACAGTTATGTAGGTCGTGTTTTTGGACCTAACATAAAGCCATCAGAAACATACATAGCAGAACCATCTACTCAAAGACAAAATTATCAATTAGAAGTAGCATTGATTCGTCGCGAAGAAGATGGAACAGTAATAGGGCAGTCTGGGTACACCGATTTAATTAACCAAATCTCCTATCATGGTGGCATTGTAAACAATCATGATCGTTTGTTTGCTAACGAATACTATTCATATAAACCTCCTATAGATTTAGATAAGTTAGTTAATTATAAAAAATATTATTGGCTACCGGTAGGGCCTGATACTATTAAGATTACAGGACGACGTGTTTTTGCCGCCACTACTTATAATTTTGTTGACCAATACAGTTTTATTACAACTAATGTAACTGGCACTGAAGCTAATCCTAAACTAGTATTACGCCGTGGTGTCACATATACGTTCAATGCCAGCATGTTTGGTGGTAATTTGTTTATCCAAACCGAGCCCGGTCGTACAGGAACAAAGCGATATTCTCCTGCTGTGTCAAGCAGACAAGTTGCTGGTGTTGTTAATAATGGATCAAACACAATAACTTTTACACCGCCAACTGAAGCTGCACAAGATCAACTCTTACGCTACCCAGTTTTAGATCATGTAGAGTATGCGCTTTCTGAAACATTAACTACATTAGATAACATTGTTTGGAACTTTGGCGACGGTATGACTAATCGTTTAAGTAACGAACAGTTTTATCCCGATGGCGTTGAAGCAATTTTATTAAACACTTCTACAAATTCAGCCGATTGGACTGACAGAAACGGACAAGTTGTCACAGGCGCAGCTAGGACAGGCATTTGGAGAATGAATGCTGTTAAGTATTCGGGTCAGCCTGTTCGTGTGCATTTGACCTATGTAAGAGATGTTCCTGCCCAGACTAGAGTTGTAGTAGGACAAGGCTCAGCAGCCGGAAAGCAGTACACAGTAACTTCGGGACAATTCCAAGAATACAACGGAGTAACTGCTGAAGTCGATCGTTTATTTTATCAGCATAGTGGTCGCGATTTCTATGGTGAAATAGAAATCGTTGAAAACGCCGATAGCTACGAAGTTAACGTATCTGCCATATTAGGATCTGTTAATTACACATCTCCTACGGGTATAAAATTTTCAAATGGTATGAAAGTTTCATTTGATGATACTGCTACACCTGTTGAATATAGAAATAAAATTTATTATGTTGAGGGTGTTGGATCGGGAATTAAATTAGTTAGCATAGATGAATTAGCCAGTCCCGAAGCGCAAGGAAGTGTCGCAGAAATTAGTTTTGATACAAAACAATTTGATGTCGGAAGTTACGATGAAGCATTATCGGGGTCAGCTGAACCAGACTACTTAGTAATAAACAGGGCCAGCATGGATCGTAATGCCTGGTCCAGAATTAATCGTTGGTTCCACGAAGATGTAGTAATTGCTGCTTTGTCTAGCAATGGATATCCTATCGATTTAAGCGGGTACCGTAGAGCAGAAAGACCGATTATCGAATTCGCGCCCAATCTGCAATTGTTTAATTCGGGCCGCCAATTCGCTAAATTTGTAGAAAATTTCTTTGACAGCGACTTTAGGTATAGTTTGAATGGTCAAAGCACAGAGTTAACCGATGCCTTAGCAACATTACAAACTGCTCGATTTTCAGACTTACGCGGCTTAGGCATTTATATAAAACCAGGCTCACTAGCAGTATTTGCCGGGGACGCCAATAGTGATGTACGCAGAAGAGTGTATCAAGTTAATTACTTAGATCAAATAGGTGTTACATTATTTGACGGAACGCTAAGTGGATCTATTAGCATGACTGCTCAAAGTGCAAGAGTAACTGGTGTGGGTACTGATTTTGTAACTGAATTGAGTCCTGGTGATGATATATATTTGTCAGATAACGCATATCTAGGCAGAGTGGAGAGAATACTTGGTATAAACGAGTTATTGTTAACTGAACCAATTACTATTAATATTAGTGGCGCGAGCGGAAATAAATTTAATCGCGCTCGTGCTAGCCTTGCAGCAATAAAGACTTGCGAACCTTGGGAAACTATTGTTGTAAATGCCGGTACCAACAAAGGACTTACTTATTACTTTAACAAGTCGCTTTCATGGACTCGAGCGCAAACTAAACTGACCCTTAACCAAGCACCAAAGTTTGATATTGTTACACAAACCGGTCAAAGTATTTCTGTATCCTACAACGAAAGTTCGTTCACTGGAACAAATATTTTTGGATATCGCCTGGGATCGGGGCAGGTTGATAAAGCACTTGGATTTACTATAACTGTATCTGGTGATTCTGGATTAAGTGGCGATATCGTATTTGAAAATAATTTTGATGTAGATACTTTTAGGTATCGAACTGAAAATGTTTTAGATGATAAAGTTAGTGAATTTATTAATGTTGGGTACATTAGACAAAATATTACAATTAATCAATTCGCGCTCTTAACAAATTATGTTAGGGTACCAGACGAAAGCAGGCAGTTCCAGCATATTTCCGCTATCTACGACGCTGTAACCAATTATTTTGAAATTGGGCAAGTTCCAATAGCATCGTCTAGTGTAGATTCAAACTTACGTGTGTATGTTAATGGCGATCTGTTGCGCTACACTGGCACCGAATATTCAGTTGAACGAGTGGGCGACAGAACAGCATTGCGTATTGATTATACTTTGCTTAGTGCCAATGATCGTATTGATATTTTTATACATGCCAGCGGTGTTTCGCCACAGGCATATTATACTGTTCCACAAAATTTAGAAGTTAATCCGGATAATCGGGTACCCAAGTTAATTAGTTTTGGTCAAATGAGAAATCACCTAAGTAAAATAGGTGAAAGAAATCGTTTCATCCAGGGTGATGTTTTTGGCACTAGCAACATACGTGACATTAATGTTGGAAACACACCGGGCCTTATTCTACAGCACAGTGCTAGTCTATTACCTGCGCTAGCATTTTTGACAGATGAGCATGCCAATTATGTAAATGCCGTTGAATATGCACAAAAAGAATACTCTAGGTTTAAATATAAATTTTTAGACGCTACTGCTAGATATTTAGATATTACTCAATCTCAAGTTCCTGATGCTGTAGATGAAATTCTTACTAGTTTTGCTGAAGTTAAGAACAGTAGTTTTCCCTGGTTCTATTCAGACATGGTGCCTTTTGGTCGTTCAGTTTTAACAACTAGATTGCGTGTTTCTAATTCAGCACAAAGAATTTATAACATCAATGAAACGTTTGAATTTCGTCCCAGCAATCGGGCTATTGTTGTATATTTGAATGATAAAATATTAGTTCGTGATCGTGATTATGTCATTAACACTAGCCCGACCATTACAATTCAGAATTCTGTTGAAGTTAATGAAGGCGATATAGTTGTTATTAAAGAATACACTGATACTGACGGATGTTACGTTCCTGAAACGCCTAGTAAGTTGGGTTTGTATCCACGCTTTGTTCCAGAAAAAATCTTAGATGAAACTGACCGTGACGGCTTGTATCTATTACAAGGTCATGATGGTAGCTTGTTACCTGCTTTTAATGACATAAGAGACAACATAGTCCTAGAGCTAGAATCTAGAATTTATAATAATATAAAGGTCAATTATACTGACTCTTTGTTTAGCATTGCAGCTAACACTCCTGGTAAGTTTAGAAATACAGATTACAATAGATCAGAATTCACTAGTGTTCTAGGTAGCGAATTCTTAAAATGGGTTGGTGCATACCAAATTAATTATAATACCAATGAGTATTTTTCTGCAAATGACGAATGGTCTTGGAATTACAATCAAGCACAAGATTTAGATAATCAAAGAGTACCAGGATACTGGAGAGGAATTTATCGTTATTTTTATGACACCGATCGTCCTCATAGCCATCCTTGGGAAATGTTGGGGTACACTATCAAGCCATTGTGGTGGGATACACATTATTCTTGGACTGATCCTACAAAAAGACAGTTGCTTATTACTGCGATTGAAAATGGACGTATTAACGAGCCAACAAGCACGTTATATCTAACACAAATTAGAATAAGTGCAGCGAGACCAAACTTTAGAAAATATGTTCCAGTAGATACAAATGGTCGCTTGTTGTCTCCACAGCGATGTGTTATTGGTGGTTTCGATAGCTCCAAGCTATCTAGAAACTTTACCACTGGTGATTATGGCCCAGTAGAAGCAGCATGGGCTAGGTCAAGTGATTACCCGTTCGCTGTTCAAAGAGCATTTGCTTTATTGAAACCTGCCAAATATTTTGGTTTATTAGCTGATTCATATGGATATGAACGCAGAACAGTTGGCGGTCTAAGCCAATACTTCCTAAGAAATCGCAACACCAGGCTGTCATTTAGCGAGTTAGCTATTAATGGTGAAACAGTAGATAATGTTACATCAAGAACTAGCAGTTATATTAATTGGATACATGGTTACTTGGTTGGGTTAGGTATCGATCCAGTGTCAAAGATTAGAGCATTGATCGATAATTCCACTGTAAACCTAGCTTACAAGTTTGCCGGCTTTACGGATAAAAACTATATTAAGGTATTATCTGATCAAATAAGTTTAACTAGCACAAGTGAAAGTGTAATTTTACCTGATGAAAGTTATAGCATTTTATTGCGTAAGAGCTTACCTGAACAAAGTATTGCCTACAGCGCAGTTATTGTTGAGAAAACTGCTAATGGATACAGTGTAAATGGATACGATCAACGTTTACCCTACTTTACAATTATTCCAAGTCAAAGCACAGGCCCTAGTTCTAAGATTGAAGTATTAGGTTCTACCTATACTATTTTTGAAAGATATTTCCCACAAAAAATTAGAATACCTTATGGTTTTGAATTTACAAGTGTACAACAAGTAGTCGACTTCCTAGTAAGCTATCAACGTTATCTTGTAGCACAAGGTTTAGTATTTGACAGCTACGATAGCAATTTAGGACAAGTTCGTAACTGGACATTAAGCGTTCAAGAATTTGTTACATGGGCAAAACAAGGTTGGCCTACTGGTAACATTCTTGTATTAAGTCCTATATTTGATACTCTAACTGTTTATGCACCGAATTACTTTGTTGATTACATTGATAATTCAGTGTATGGATCACAGGTAATAGGCACTAATTTTAATGTCATTAGAAACAATGACTTCACTGTTATTCGCGATTCAAAGCGTACTACAATTAGAACTATTAATGAACAAACTATTGCTTTAGCTAGAATTAATTTAGTTCAATTTGAACACGTACTTGTTTTAGAAAATCGTACAATCTTTAATGATACCTTATATAGTCCAGAAATTGGGGATCGTCAACAACGTATTCGCATCGTTGGATCGATAACAGATTCATGGGATGGTGATCTTACACCTCCTGGTTTCGTTTATAGTTCTGGTACTATAGACGAGTGGCAGGCCAACTACGATTACAAAAAGGGTGCAATTGTAAGTTATAAAGGATTTAATTACAGCGCACTAGAAGACATCCCCGGTGCTGAATCGTTTAACTTTAATTATTGGACTCAGTTAGACAGTGTGTTTAGACAAGGGTTGGCTCCTAATTTTAGTTTGAATGCAGCTAAATTCACAGAAATTTATGATGTAGATATTTTACCTACCAATGAAACATTAGCAAGCTACAGTAATAGCTTAATTGGGTTTAAGCCAAGAGAGTACTTAGATAATTTAGGTATTAGTGAAATCAGCCAGATTAAGTTTTATCAAGGTTACATTAAGTCTAAAGGCACACCAAATGCTATTCAAGCATTTGCTCGTGCTCAGTTTGATAATGTTGAATCTGATATTGAGTTATACGAAGAATGGGGAGCCAGGATCGGAAGTTATGGCGCCATTGACAGTAACCCAGAATATACATTTTCTTTAAAAAACACCAACTCCGACGATAATCCTCTTCTATACCAGTTCATTACCAGTGAAGGCAAAATAGAAAGCAATGAGTTCATTGGTCTTAAACCTGCTGACTTGCTCACCGCACCCAATGACTATCGTCCCAAAATCTTCAAGAACAGAAATGCAGTAGAAACACAACGTTCTTGGAAAATCGAATTATTTGGCGATAGCGTTATGTGTGGTAAAGAGGTATTGCCCGAGCAGTACGCTATTAGCATTGTTAAGAGACACGGTTACAGCGTTGACATGCAGACTAAGAACGCTTATAGCGTTATGGTAACTGGTGTTTACAACCAAGAGCCAAAAACTTATCTTTTCAACAATGAAAGTTTTGGTGTGCAATTTAGTTCTTTGTACCCAAATGAGGAATTGTACATTACCTTAGAAAGTCCTACAAGCACAGACGTTCCTTTATCTCGCAGTGCTCCTAGTACAGTGTATACATCAACAGATACGTTGTTGCCCGAGTCTGAAATATCATTACAAGTAACTAGTAAGATACCCTACGAACGTGTGTACGTTAGCTTTGAACCTGTTACTGCATCAGACACCGGTGAATCTAAGTCAGAAGATGGCTCAACATTCTTACCTGATTCTGTAGTAATGGGCGACAATATCTATTTAGAAATTAATAGTGTATTAGATACAGAAAATTTATATTGGACCATTGAAGAAATTTCCGATACGGATCAGCCACTTACTGGTATTACTGGATTAGGGGATACTATTAATTCTGCTGTATGTATAAACGATAAAACTACAGGTCGTGTAGAATTACCACCGGATTATTTGCTTTACACTAGCTTAGAAAGTAACTACAAGGTCGCTATCACTACTAGATCGGCAGAAGGTTCAACCACAAGTGATTTGTTAAATGGCACTGATGGGGTGAATGGTGTTTGGCCTGATGGCATTGAAGCAGATCTTATTGTCATTAATCACGGATTAAACGATGCAAGACAAGGCATCAGCGTAGGCACATATACCAATAATTTACGTGAGATTAGAAATAGACTACCAAATTCAATTACAGTAATTTGGCAATTGCCTGTGCTTGATGATTCTAATACAAATACTGCTGTTATAGCACCGGGTACAAATGATCTTAGTGCTTATCAAAGAGCTATGAGTTCTATAGCTTTAGAGTACGGAGATTTTGTTGTAGATATAACTAAATTTGATAGCTATCGTAGCTTGTTCTCTGTTGATGGAATTCATCCAACACAAGAAGGTTATAAACGAATAGTTGAACAGGGACTAGTACCGATCATACAACAAGCGATTGATGGTAAGATTGCTAGCTCAATGCGTTACTATGAAGATGATTTGAGATCGGCCGGCTATGCTCGCCTAGATGAAGTTGACAAATTTATCTATGACATATCAGACACCAGTGGAATTGATTCTAGTTGGCTAGCAGATCTAGAGACTACAACAAGAATCTGGGTAGCTAAGACATATAATCGTGATTGGCAAGTTTATCGAGTATATGTTAACAATTTAGTTATAACATCGGCAAGAGCAGACCTAAACAATAAATTAGTTTTTACTTGTGATAATCTGCATTATGTAAATGCTCTAGACGTTGTTGCTGTACGCAATCTTGATACCAGCATAAATGGTTTTTATCAAGTAGTGTCTGTCTCAGACTACGAATTTACTGTAATTAAGAGGGGCCTAGCTTCTAACTTTAAGGTAACTAATGCCAGTGGGCAGCTGCTTGACATGCAGATTTTGCGTTTTGCTACCTACGAAGACCTCACTGCTCACAAGCCTAAACATGGATGGATTGGTATAAACAGACAACGTCAAGTTAATACTGATAGGTCTGATAGAATTTATGTAGATAGGCAGAGTCTGCCCGGAACATGGTATGTCTATGAGCCCGAGATTCTGGACATAACCTATGAAAATATTTTCTACAGTAATGTAGTTGTTAGTAATGCATATAGCATTGTCGGTGTTAATTGTATTGTTGCTAATAGTTTAGTAAGCTCAGTTGGTCTAAGAGAAGAAATTAATTTCTGTGTTTTTAGCTTTGACAATAGTGAAGACTTATACTATACAATTGAACCAGCCACCACAGCCGATCTTGCTAGTACACCTGTGATTGATGGCGAAGTAAGCTCGTTCGCTAATTCAACTATTAGTGTTGGAACACCAATATATTCATTCACCGAGGTTAGACATTGGGAACCAATTGTTGACATCGAAAGTATCAATAATCTGTATCTTTATGACTCAAAAGAAAAGAATATTCAAGCTAGAATAGATCTGTATGATCCGGCCAAAGGAAAAATACTAGGTCAAGCTCGTGCCGAAATCGACATTATCACGGATCGTGATCCTGCACAGTATAGAAACACAGATACAACATCTAGTTATAATTTTAGCACTGAAATTTATTGGGCAGCCGACCAAGTTGGAACCTATTGGTGGAACACTGACACTGCAAGATACGTTGATTATGAACAAGGTGACTTAGAATATCGTAAAAATCATTGGGGTGAATTATTCCCAGGTAGTTCAATTGATGTCTATGAGTGGGTTGCTAGTGATGTATTACCTAGTGTGCATGTAAGCCAGGGACGCGAAGGTCAACCGTTGTATCCTAACGATGAATACTATAGCGATGCTGTATTTATTGATCCTAATACAGGTGCTTTTGTAAGTCGTTATTTCTACTGGGTTAAGGGCGTTACTAATAAAACCGCAAGTAAGAAAGCAGCTAGCACCGTAGTGTTAGCTGACATGATTGCTAATCCAGATAAGCAAGGCATTGCCTACATGTGTGCTCTGCGCGACGATGCAGTTGCTTTATTTGGAACAGGAATATATAACCAACGTGATAGAAGCGTTGTCTATCTATCCACTAGAAAAAATGAGCGCGACGGGTTAATACACAGCGACTTCAAACTGATTCAACAAGGTAATGTTCGAAGCGAATTCCCAGAATTAATTGAAACAAAACTGATTGACAGTATTATAGGCACAGACATTAACGGTGAACTAGTACCCGATCAAAAACTACCTCGAGAAAGCAGAATTGGTTTAGGGTTAAGACCAAGACAAACCTTAATAGTTAATCTACAAAACGCTAGAAAAAATATTATAAAATATGTCAATGATGTTTTAAATGCATATCCTATTGCTAACAGAGTTATAGATCGTGATCGTATCTTTTCCGATAACCTATTTGCTAAACAATCTGACCCAGATAGTACAGAATATGACGTAGCTGTAGACACCTACTCAGAAATCTATACGCCTTCACAGAAAACCCAAGCAATTAGAATATTTGTTCGTTCCGATTCTACCTTAGGCGGTTACTGGAGTATATACCGCAGAACTGGTACAGTTGGACTTGTTTCCAGTGCTGCTAACACTACACTAGAGTTAATTAAAAAACAAAGTTTCAATGTAGCTAACTTATGGACGTACCAAGATTGGTATGCATTGGGATTCACATCCAGCGTGAAGCCTAATCACATTGTTAATGAATTTAAAGATATCTATCAACTAAGTTTAGTCAACAACGATATCATACGTGTTAACAATGTAACAAGCACGAATGTTTCATTAGGTAATAATCGTATTGGTAACAAAGAAGTTCCCACCACATGGGAGTTATACCAATATACTAATCAGAATGGTATAGTAAATCTAAAGTTAGTTGGGTTAGAAAAGAAAACCATACAGTTCAAACCTGTATTTTATGAACCAGATGGTTTTGATACAGGAGACTTTGACGTTCACGTATACGACTTCGCAAATAGCATCGAGTTACGTTATGTGTTCCAAGCTCTTAAAGAAGATATTTTTGTACAAGAGTTAAAAGAAGAATGGAACAAGTTATTATTTGCTATGATAGATTATATCTTAGCAGAGCAGAAATATATTGATTGGTTCTTCAAAACTAGCTTTATTTCTGTTAACCAAAAAATACATGATCTTAGCGTAATGACTGGTACAGTAAAAGATAGACAAAAACAAGTTGAATCTTATATTGAAGAAGTTAAACCCTACAAGACAAAGATTCGCGAGTTTGTAACTTCATATGGTAAACAAGATAGTTTTGTTAGTGCTATAACTGACTTTGACCTGCCAGCATACTATGATAGATCACTTGCTGTTTATCGCAGCCCTAGCGGTGAGTTCCCATCAATTGACTTAGTTGAACTACAAAAGCCACAATATCGTGATTGGGTAGAGAACTACAAGTTAGAACTAAACGATGTTGTTATCAGTAAACCTGGTTATGGTTATCAAACTGGGGACAATCGAGCTATTGTGCCTGTGGTTGAGGTCTTACGTAATGATTTCAATGCAGGTATTGACGCAAATGTAAGTATAAAACTTGATAACATAAATTTTGGAATTAGTAAAGTATACGTTGATCAACCTGGAACTAATTATACTCTAACGCCGCAGGTAGCTGTAATCGGCGCAGGTAGTGTACCGTTTCGCGACGATGACCGACACGAATTTACTGTTGTTACACAAGGTTACAGTTATTTTACAGTTGGTGCCAGGGATAAATTAAGTTTCGGCTTATTTGGACGTCCGGGAGATTCGGCTCTTGTTAGGAACTACGAGCGTTCGCGCATCTCAACATTAGATTGGACTCTAGGTTCTGGTGGTACGCCAACATTCCCACAGAATGGTCTAACAACTGAAAACCAGCGTGTTCGCGCCATCGATCCGTGGAACCAAAACAGTATAGTTTGGGAAAATAGACCCAGTGGTGATGGTTCCGCTGATGGTGGTTGGAATGGAAGTTTCTTTGCTATAGACCCAACAAAAACATATCGCAGTGTAGTTTGGATGCGGCGAACAAGCAATAGTACCGGTGGTACTTTATACCATGGTCTGTTTACTAACGGGTCTTATCCTGCTTATACAAATATCTATTACCCTAATGGCAGTGTGCGTAGATTAAGTGACGGTCAAGGCGAATATAACCCTTATTGGAGCTATCGAAGTGTCGGTGATTATGATAAAGATGTATGGTACTTACATGTAGGGCATATTTTCCCTGCAAACTATACTGGCATAACTGCTCACCCTGACAGCGGTATATATACTCGCACTGGCGGAAAAGTCTTAGCTAATAATGGAAATATTAACGACGGAAAGTTTCCTGCTAATGCTACAGAGGCCATGCAGAGATGTTACCATTATTATTGCAATGATAATACCACTCGCAGTCAGTTTGCGTTTCCTAGATTTGAAGTTGTAGATGGAGCTGAACCAACAATAAGACAATTGTTGGATTACGGACCATATCAAGATGTTAAGTATAGCAATAATTCACGTGGCTACCACATGCATCGCATTAGGCGCAGCGATGGGCGAGTGGTCTTTAGTCAAGTTTACGATGTTTATAGCCAAAATCGATCCGGATATATAGGGTTAGCTAGTGCAGATTTAGCAAGAGACCTTAACAATACCAGTGATGATTATGTAGTTGTAGTTCATACCTATGATGACGCTTACAGAAATCGTCTAACAAATGATCTACATCTTGCTCTACAACGTTGTGGTGCAAGTGAAGAAGTTTTCGGTAAGCCCGCTGCCGCAGAAACTACATTTAAGTTTAGAAGTGGTTATATTTTGGTTGGTATCCCGGGATCAGGTGTTGGTCGTGGTATTGAACACTATGCAGGTTCATTTGATAATGCGCCCGATGCCTATGCAAGCGTGACCTTTAAGATTGAACGCGGGTACCTGGCAGCGTTAAGAGCTGATCCTAAAAACTATGTATTCTCTACACCACTTACAGTACCAACATCACCGCAGACCGGGCAAAGCATCACTTATGGTGAAAGAGTCTATATTTTTGATGGTAAGGCCTGGCGTAGTCAGAAAATTGTTACAAGTTCATTAGACACATCTAAAGACGTTGGGTCTGCTGTATTATCGGCTAGATTAACTAACAATAAAGTACGTCGTATAAAGACCACTATCAAGTTTGATAGAATACAATACACAAGTAAGGTGCAAGATTGGCAACCTAATGTAAACTATCCAATTGGTACTTATCTAAGTTATAATAATCGGGCCTATCAAGTTGTTGATAGTGCTTATAATTCTTCGGTATTCACACCAGGTCTTTTACGTTTAGTTACAAGTGATGAATTTGACAATGCTAACGATCGTATTATTGCTTATTATGCTCCTAGTACAGATAATGGTAATATACCCAAAGACTTAGGTAGACTAGTTTCAGGTATAGACCCGTTTAACCCATTTACTGTGGGCAGTAGTACCGGGCAAGATACTATCTTAATAGGTGACACTTTTGGTAGTAACGCAGGTATAAGTGCTGGTAATATTCGAGTAGCAGGTGGTAAATTTGTTGACAGAATCTTCTCACGTGCGCCTGAAGAATTATTGCCCGGTATTATATATGATAGCTTAAGTATTCGTGTCTTATCACAATCTAATGCCGCAATAGGCACAACAACGACTACAACATCTGGTCCAAGTCCGCTTACTTTGAGTATATTAGGTGCCAGTTCCAGTTCAATTGAGGTACCTTACACAGAATCGAATTTAAGCACTTCAGATTCATTTACACTCAGTTTAACCGGTTCCGGCAATCCTGTACCATATCCAGTTACTATTAGTCTTGTGGAAGCACCTGGTGGAGGCACAGCTAATGTTACACCAAGCGCATTTACAATGTTGCCTGGTGAGCAACGTGTGGTAAGATTTACTACTAATAATAATATGTTGTCAGGTCGCACTTGGTACGATTTAAGCTCATATCAAAACCACTTCCAGTTATTAGATAATAGTCCTGTTTGGTCGATACAGCAACAAGGTATTTTCAGTTTTGGTCTTAATAATGCAGTAAATGATCGCGCAACATCTATTACATCAATGAACGGTATTAACACAACACCAGGCGAGTACAATACTGTTTGTATGTGGATGCGTTGGCGTGCTGAAACTAACGGGTTCCCAATGGAGTGGAAAACTGGTTACAGATTATGGATGCCATCTGGATCTTTA